GGAGGATAAGATCGGCCTCCGCCTCGATGATGCCCGACTCTATCTTGATATCGCGTTGGCGAAGGACATCTACATCAATATGAAGAACGGGACGCTCGATGGTCTCTCTATCGGCTACAAGACGATGGACGAATGGGTCGATCCCGTGACCAGGGTCCGGCACTTGAAGGAGATTGCGCTGTGGGAGATATCCCTCTGCAACTTCCAGGCCTGCCCGGGCGCGGTCGTGTTCGATGTCAAATCCATCGGCCCTGGCGAACTCAAGCCCTTTCCCTCGGAGCACAGTTGCCGGCTCCGCGATCCTGACGATTTCCAACAGGATTCCTTTAAGCGGATGACTCGCAAGCATGAGGACAAAGAATACTCGGTCATCATGGGCAAGCTCGAAGGCGAGGAGACGATGACCGAGCAGTCTTATCGCTACAAGAAAGAGATCTGGACGGCAGCAGAGGCAAAAGCCCACTGCGTTGACCACGATGGGTCGTTCGAGGCGGCCAAGGGGAAATGCGTGGGTTGCACTGCACTTCTCGACGGGGGGCCGGACAGTACCACCCCGCTGGACGAGGAGTCGCAGGATACGAGCAAGTCGGACCTGCTCCACTCGCTCGAAGAGCTCATCGGCAAAGCCCGAGAGCTTAATCTCTAGGAGGAATACTTGGACAAAGACATCGAAACGAAACTGAAGGAGCTGAACACTCAGCTCGACGGGCTCACGGACAAGTTCCGAGTGGAAAGTGACCGTCAGCTCGCAGGCAAGGCGTCCGCCTCCGACTTCAAAACCTTCGAGACCAAGATCACGGCCGACATGAAGGCAATCAACGATGAGATCGTGGAGCTGAAGAAGCTCCCGACGAGGGCCTTGGGCGAGAAGGGAGACATGAAGCCGGGCCAGGCGGAGTACAAGAAGTCCTTCCTGGGCTTCATCAAGACGGGCCAACTGAAACTCGACGCGAAGGCCGAGGCCTACATGCTCGAGCGGAAGGCGCTCGTCGCGGACGACACGGGAGCGATCCTGTTCCCGGAAGACCTCGAGGCGGAGATCTATAGGGAACTCCCGAAGATCAACGTCATTCGTCAGTACGCGCTGGTCCAGCCGACGTCCCGCGACAAGCGGCGCCGGCGCAGTCTGACCGAGGTGGAAGTCGCCTACGGCAAGCTCGAGATCGGCGGGACGCCGGTTGAGTCGAGTCCCGTGCCGAGCGATGACTACCAGTATGTCGAGGACATCAATGGCCTGGCCAAGCTGGGCAAGGACGAGATCGCTGATACGGACGTCGCGCTGGAGTCTATCGTCCTCGACTCCTTCACCCGCGCCATCGCGGAGAAGCAAGAGACGATGTACATGATCGGCAAAGGACACGCATTCGAGGAGCCCGAGGGCATTCTCAACGGCTCTGTCGTGTCCCGCGTCCTGACCAAGGCCGCAGATGCGATCATCGCCGAGGACATCCTCGATCTGATTTACGCCGTCCCCCGGCAGTATCGCCAGAACGGGGTCCTGTTCGTCGCATCGACGACGGAGTTGGCCATGAGGAAGCTCCGGGCCTCGGGCGACGGTACGCATTACACGGGCGACTTTCTGTGGCAGCCTTCGCTCCAGGCGGGCAAACCCCCGACCTTCGCGGGCTATCCCGTCGAGAACCAGGAGGACATCCCGGCCATCAACTCGAGCCTGTCCTGCGATATCGCCCTGTTCGGCGATCTGAGGGCCGGCTACCGGATCCTGGATCGCCAGGGCATGACCGTCCAGCGGCTCATCGAGAAGTTCACCCTGGCCGGCATGATCGGAATCCTCGTTGGGTCCAGAGACACCGGCGGGGTCATTCGGCCGAACGCCATCCGCATCCTGCGGGAGCTCGCTTGAGCCGGGTGAGATAAGGAGATCAACGTGAAAGAACACTACATTGCCGCAAGGGGGCTCACGGGCCAGATGGTCGATCATATTATCATGCCCTCGAGCGCCATGCTACCCGGCGGGAAGTGGCAGGACCCTCAAGACCAGAGCGAGGATCAGAACTTTCTGATCGGCTCTAAGTTGGTCATCGACGACCGGGTCTTCCGCTACTGTAAGGCAGAGTCCGATTTGCGGGCTCTGATCGGGGCCAAGAACGCCAGTTACCCCAGGGAAGGAAACACGGCTGCCGTGGAATACCTGGCAGGGACGGATCAGATCACCCTCGCTCTGAACGATCATAGTGTGGACTATGATGCGGAGCAACTCGCAGACTACTGGAAGGGCGGGTATATCTGGATCATGTGGGGGCCGACGGATACTCGCGGTTACGGGCAGATGTACCGTATCAAGAGCAACACCGCGGCTGCCGGCACAATCCCGACCAGATACGTCATCCTCACGCTGGAGACGCCCCTGCGGGTGACCGTCCCGGCGAGTGCTTGGCACACGGCCTGGCCCAACGTCTACAGAAACGTCAAGCGTTCCGATTCGGCGCGCATGTCCGTCGTCTGTGTCCCGCTGATCCCGGTCACTTCCGGGCGGTACTTCTGGGGCCAGACCTGGGGGCCCATCTTCATGAGTTGCACCCATGCCGCACCGGGGCTCACGGACAACGACCGGGAGATTTACTTCCATGAGTCCAACCACGGAGAGATCGTTCCCGGCAGCCAAGTCGTCTTCACGGCGGGGCAACCGTTCAACCAGCGGGCCGGGTTCCTGATCACCAACACCACGGCGTGGACGAACGTGGGAGACGGTTCTGAATTGGGTGGCGATCAATTCATCATGCTCCAACTCTCGCCCTGATGAAGCGCAACGAGAAGAACAAGACAGAGAGAGGGGCGGGCCATCCCGCCCCCTCTCCTTCCCCTATCGAGGGGAGCGGCTCCGTCATCCGCGTCCGAATGCTTCGGCCGGCCGGCACTAGCCGTGGCAGTTATCAACCGGGCACGGTCATCGATCTACCGGCCGATACGGCGCGGTCCTGGATAGCGGCGGGGATCGCCGAGCAGGACAAGATGATCGACGGACCGCCCGAGATCAAGATGGCATAAGGAGAATACATCATGTCTAAATGGTGCGACGAAGGCGAAACGAGCGTAGGCGACGTCTATTTGAAGGCCGCTGCGCAGCCCGACTTCTACCTCGGGCTTTACAGCAACACGACGGAGCCGGCTGAGGGGGCGACGATGGCTTCTGGGCTCACGGAGATCCAGACCCCAGGGCAGAACGGTTATGCCCGCATCCAACTCGTCGATAGCGAGTGGACGGAAACGCCGGTCGGGACGTTTACGAACCTGCAGAAGACGTTCACCTGCTCAGGCACGAACTGGGGTTCGGTCTACGGCTACTTCATCACGACCGCCGCGACCGGGACCGCTGGAAAGCTCATCATGGTCGAGCATTTCAGCGACGGGCCCTATACGGTCAACGTCGGCTGGTCGGTCAAGGTCACGCCGAAGATCGTCGTCAGTTAAGCGCGGCGCGAGGAGTCCCGAATGCCGAAGTGGTGCGCCGAGGGGTTGGCTTCCATCGGGGAGGTCTATCTCAAGGCAGACTCCGTCCCGACGCTCTATCTTGGACTGTATAAAAACGCGGAAGAGCCTGCGGCATCGGCCTCGATGGAAGACATCACCGAGGCCGCGGCTCCAGGCGTCTACGGCTATGCGCGGGTCGCCTTGGCCCCCGGCGATTGGACGGAAGATCCGGCCGGGGTCTGGACGCATGAGGCGCAGTCCTTCCTCGCCTCTGGCGGCGATTGGGGGCTTGTGACGGGGTTCTTCATCACTACTGAGGAGACAGGGACGGCGGGAGATCTCATCTGCGTCAAGCATTTCCCGCAGGGTCCATATCAGATTGGCAATGGCGCCATCTTGGCCTTCGTCCCGATTGTGACGAACGTGATGGAATACTCTCCGGGCCAGGCCTATCTCGGGAGCGCCTCCGTCGTGTTCCTGCCGAATGCCGACTACTCGATTGAGCAGCCGGGTGATTACGACTGGCTTACTGAGGACAACGCCGACCGCCTCTACCCTTGGAGCGATTATTGCGGCGTCCCCGGTGGCATTCCGGATCGGACGACGATCTATATATCGCTCGGCGTTCCAGGCCAACTTCCAACCTATGTCCAAAGCGTGACGGCGGCCGAGATCAACGCGGCCATTGCGGCCTGCCCTGCCGATCAAGTGGTATATCTCTATCCCGGAACGTATGCCATCGGGCAGGTAACATTCGGCTTGAAGTCTGGGGTAACGCTACGAGGGGCCGGGGCGGGCAAGACGATCATCAACACGACGGTCACATACGCGATTGTAAACTCGGGGTACATCTTCAACGAGGCCGACGGCATTGCGTTGGCCTATGCCGGCGGTTATATTATGGGATCGACGAGCATCGCGCTCGCGTCCACTCCATCGGCCAACTTCATAGTCGGAAGCCTGGTCGCCATCACCCAGGACAATTCCCCGACGGCCCTCGGCGGGATTTACGGCATCTATAGCCGCGATGGGAGCACGAACAGGATATATAACCTTTCGGCTACCAGGAGCTATGGATACATCACGAGGATCACGAGCGTGGTCGGGAATGTCATCGGGTTGGC